CTGTTAATGTACAAGACCATCCTGCTGGGTCATCATTTCCTCCACCTGTTGATTGTCCGAACATTGGAGCGTCTACAGATACATTCATTGTAACTACAGTTCCACCAGGTGAGGTCAACTCAAATGGAACAACACTACCACTTCCAACAAGTTGACCAATTTCTTCTACTCTTCCTTGTCCTGGATCTCTATCACCAGTTCCTTCATCTTCAATATGATAACCTTCAACTTCAAATGAAACTCCTCTTGAAGCTACCATGTGTTCAATCCAGCCTTCACTACTAAAAGTTGTAAGATCTGCATCATTTTTTTCTTGTGAAGGACTAAAAGATGTAATTCCTTTTATGTCGACCATTGCACTAGTTCCATCATCAATCGAAAAGCTAAATAATCTTGCTAATTGTTTTCCTAAAGCCAATTTAATCTACCTCCTTGTATTTTATATCAATCTTGGGTCGCTAGTAATTGTTAACGTAAAGCTCCATCCTGCTGGGTCATCATTTCCTCCACCTGTTGATTGACCAAACATTGGCGAGTCCACAGAACCTTCAAAACTTATTGGTGTTCCTGACGGATCTATAATTCTAAATAAACTTGTTGATCCACTTCCAACTAATTGACCAATTTCTTCTACTCTTTCTTGACCAATATCTCTAACTCCATTGTTTTCATCTTCTATATAATAACCTTCAACTTCAAAACTTAAACCTCTCGAAGCTACCATATGTTCAATCCAGCCTTCACTATCAAAATCAGTTGTATCAGCATCATTCTTTTCTTGTGAGGGACTAAAAGACGTTACACCACTTATATGAAGATACTCACTGTCAAGTTCTTGCCAATAATCTTGCCAATCTTCACCGATTCCAGGTTCATTTGTGGATGCAGAAGTATGAGATTGAATACATTTATAGTATACTCCGTTTTTGGATACAACATTATTAATCAAATAACTTGTATCAACTGCCCATATTTCATTCACAGAAATCACTTTAAATTCAAATAGTCTTGCTAGTTGTTTTCCTAAACTCATGTCACACCTCCTGTATTTCTATATCAAAGTTGATACTAAATCTGTGTCTTCCTTCTCCATCGCGACCGATATTAATTGGTAACCCTTGGATTGCTTGACAACTAACTATCCTGAGTCCATCAGGCACGAAGTAGTCACTACCAAAGCTACCTACGACTGTTATTATATCAGTTGCTACTTGCCGTGCTTGAGTTGCATTCTGTGTGCCTCTCACAATAAATCTAACTGTTCCTAACGAGTACTTTGTGTTCCGCATATCTTTGGGGTATCCACCAGTTGATTCTGCCATTACAGCAAAATCAGGAGTTTGTGGTAATACTTCTTCAAATAAATTTCCTGTTGTTCCAACATTATCATAAGTGAGTTCAGTTATATTATCCCCAATATATTTTAATAATTCTCTAATTAGCATTTATATCACAACCGCTTCTTCATTTCTTTACCGATAAAACTTTCCATCTTATTTGACATTTCTTTAGCAGCCTTCTCTAACCATTTGTTTTCACCTTTATCACGAAAGTTAAACTCTCCTGCAGGTGATTCATGAAGATTAATTGCATATGGAGTATTGTAAGAAATATAGAATCTCATTTCACCTTTAGCAAAATTGAACTTAGCAAAATTGAACTTAGCATTTGGAGTACCACTATCTGCTTGACTAAAAATTGATTGAGCATTAGGTAGTTTTGCTTGAGATACAATACCACTTCGTTCTAAAGTACCTTCATCATGTGGAACTTTTGTGTTAGCTTGTGTAAGTACTGCTTCTGCATATTTCCAAAGAGCTTTATTGCCTGCTTTTCTATTTTGCTTTTTTACTTTCTTTCCATACCATTTAAAGCTCATATTATCACCTCATGTAAATTGACATGTGAGTTGTAAGACCCGTGAGTGCATTTGTTTTAATTGATGTTGTGATTACATCATACTTTTTATCCTTGTATGTTATCTGAGACTTAGCTTCAATATCAAGATGTTCTGAAGTAAAAAATTGAGAGTTGCTCATTACTTCATCACCTTCATCGTTTTCAACAAGTTTATGTGTCTCTTGAAAGTAACCATTTACAGTAAAAGGATCTGCATAGATTGGTCCACTCGCGCTATTCCCAAGATAAGATGTTACCTCTACCTCATGTGGTTGCAAAGCTTTGGGCAATTTCATACTAGCCCAACTCCTCTATATAACAATCCTGCTAAATAAAGATATTGCTCAGCACGTTTTGCAACTGTTTTTAGCTTACTTTGTTGAGATGAACCTCCAGAGAAGCTAAACTCTGCAATTGACATTGAACTAATCTGGCTCATTAAACCGAGTTCATCACCAACTTCTGCCCACCATTCATATTGTGCACAGGTCGCCTTCCTAGCTGCTTTTTCATGTTCAGTAATAGAAACATCAACCCTATTTCTTGTAATGTAGTCGATGAGCTCTGAAGCACGCTCTAACAATCTTGTAGCATCTTCAGGTAAGCTACTCTCATCTGTTCCAAGATATTCAGCTAATTCTGTTGTAGTTGCATAAGCCATTTATACCACTTCCTTTTTGCTATTCTTACTAAAGCTCCCATGTATCCCCAATCTCACAAGGTAAATTCTCCCCCGATGCATGGAAACAATCATGTATCCTTGTTCTAGCTGTAACAAAATCACCACTATTATTAGCTAAATAATTTGTTAACCATTCATGAAAACTATTAGCTTTAGTTGCACTATTGAAATCTGCATTTATCGCCAGTGTCGGTTCATTTTCCATATTATGTCCATCATTAACTTCATATTCATGTATAGAATAAGATGCTATCTCAGTTAAAATAGCATCTTTATGAGTAGCAATTGTCGTTTCATCAATTCCTACAGAAGTTAAGTTTAGTACTCTATGCATTCTATCACTTCCTTTTACTTCACTTGCGCAGCTTTAATTGATTCAATCAACTCTTCATCATCCATTTTTGTTCTTCCATAAACATCATAATCTTGAGCTAAAGAATATAACTCATCATGAGACATTTGATCTAAATTATTATCCTTGCCTACGACTGTAAATCCTAAAGCTTTAAATTTGGTCTCAAAGGCATGCTTTGACACACGCCTTTTTATTGACCTTCTTTTAATAAGCATTTATATCACTTCCTTACAATAATGCTTCATGAGCATAAATACCATTCACTTTATTGTCAGGAGTAAAGATATCGTGATATAATCTATACTGCATTAACCAACCATCTTTAGTTTGATTCTGTTCAGGTGTAAATATCTTCATGTTCTGTTGCTTAACAACTGGAAGTGCAGCTTGACTATGAACAATCATGAAGTTAAGGTCAGTACCATCTGTTCCATCTTTTTCATAACCAAAAGCAGTTGCTCCATCATTAAGAGTAATCGCAGAATAAAATCTACCCTGTGGAACTACTATGATTGGAATTTCATCATAAGCGGGAATAGAACGATCTCCAACTGTGTTTATATCTCTGTCAAACAATGCAGAGTTCTTAATATTCTTTAGTACTGTTGTAGTTAAGAAGAGATACATATTTTCTTTGGGTACTTCTGCATTTCTCATATCAGCGATTGCAGTATCAATTGCTTCAACTGTATCATCAACTGTAAGTTCTGCTTGTACTGTAGTTTCTGCTGATCCATACATTTCAGCAAATCTTACTGCATCAATTTCAGGTGCTGCATATTGTTTTACAAATTGACTAGATGCTGCTGTAAATGGAACATCAAGTGCTTCTAAATTGTTCTGCTTATCAAGTGTAAACTCAATTGCTCTGTCATAACTAAATGTGTGTGTCTCCCATTGAAAAGTAATATCTCCTGAAGGATATCCGTCTGCTCTGCTATAATCTCCAAGAGCATCAAGTGTAATCTTTGGAATTAATACTTCTCCAGCAGAATTTCCAGCTCTAATCAATTCAGATGGAGCTGATAAAACATCAGTTTTCAGTGCGTCTCTATAAAGTTCATCTAACAGTGTAACATACATTTTCGCTTTGTTAATTGTGTTAGCCATTGTTTATCATCCTTTCACTATTTTTAATATCATTTTTTTAAACCTGCTATCTTTCTCATAGCATCTAACTCTGACTCATCATTTTCACCAAAATCTTGTTCTTTACTAAAGTCATCTCCAGCTTTCTTCTTCTTCCTTGCTTCAGCGCTCTCAAACAAATAATCATCTGATTCTTGAAGCTTATCAAGCTGTTCACTAAGCCCGACAACTGAGTCATCCTCTTCAAGTTTGATTGTATCATTGTCAAGAAGAGCCTTAACTGCTTTTGGGTTACGTGCTTTACGTTTGATCAATTCTTTTTCAATTTCGTTATCTAACGTCTTTTGTCTCAACTTATTATTCAAAGATTCAACTTCTTCTTTCTTAGCATCTTGTATCTCTTTAATTTTGTCCTGGAGTTCAGAGGATGCATCTGCGTGCTTCTTAAGTTCTTCAATTTGTGTATCATAATCTTGGAGTTGAGAGCGTAGTTCTTTGACTTTATCAGACTCTTCATTAAGTCGATTCCTTCTCACAAAGTCACCATCATTCTCGCTTGCAATAAAAAGTTCTACATCTTTGTCATCAACTTCTTTAAGCTTAGCTTCAACCTGTTCAAACAATTCTTCTCCTAAAAGTTTTTTCAAATCCATAATTAATACCATCCCTTCGTATTGGTGTACGCTTTTTTACATGGGTGTCGACCATGAAACCTCTTGTTCTTTAACGACTGCAATACCAAAAAGTCGAGTTGTTCTATTCTTCTTCAAAGTCATTTAGTTCTTGACTGTAATAATAATTAGCGAGGTTTGTCAACTTGTTCACGACCGTACTTTCTTCTTCTTTCAGTCTTATCAATTAAGCCACGTTGTTTTTTCTGCCATTTACT